GGCTGTGGAAGTTGCGTTAACAACTCGTAGCAACCTTTCGTGTTTATTTTAGTTTACTATTTAAACGAAGGCTTTACGCTACTATGGCAACCATTGCATCACGTTTCCGCGACTTGGTCACCAATCAAGTGAGGTTGACTACCTCAATTGTTTGTTTGATTTTGTTTGTGTTCGTCAATGTGACGATGTTGACACTTGTGTCTTTGTTCCTTATGGAGATTGTCCCATCTTTCTTGGTGTGGGCCATGTTGTCTGTAAATTACAGATTATTGTACAAAATCCCATTGGTTGTAGGATCTTTGTGGTACAGTGCCAGGCCACTCACGCAACTCGTAAAGAAACTTGGTGATTTGGGCTTTTACACTCTCGGTGACATACTGTTAGGCACAGAAGGGCCATATGGCCGTTCCGCCGTTTCAGATGGCCTAGTTGGGATTGTTTACATTATTAAGCTGATATCCCTGGGCCTCGAGAAAGCCCCGAGGAACGTTGAAGGCCAGCAGTGGCTTGCTTTTCAAATGGAGGGTGAAATCCAGGGATGGATTTATGGTGCTCAATCTTGGTGGGGCCACACCAGAGACAAAATCGAGTTTACATGGCTGGTGAGGCGCATGATGACCCTGGGAATGCTGTGGACCATATGCTGGTATGTGCCCGTCCAACTACTGAGGGCTTTTAGGATTGCTCTTTTGATTGTGGGGACTTTCTTCCTGCTAAACCCCAAATGGGACATGTTGTTACTGTATTCCATAAGGGTTTGGGCACGAGTGATCTATGTGGCATATTTAGCCGTCTGGAACACCAGGTACTTGATGTCACTGTTTAGGTCTAGCCTTAAAGTGCTGCGGAATGCGATCATTATTGACATTTTGGCTTTTGTGCAAGAAGTGGACTTTTTGGAGTCCAAATACGGGGGCAGACCTTCTCCGCCTAAGAAATTTAAGGCCATTTACACTGAAGTGAGCTTGAAAATAATTTCAAAGGTGAATGCCCTCAACCTTCCAAGTTTCGCGAAATCCATTTCAGACACAGGGAAAATCCCAAGCATTAAGGAAACAATTGAAGTTCTTAAAGAAGTGGGATACCCAGTGGATGAAACAGTTACTGTGGAAGAACCTGTGACGGCGGAAAGAAAGACTCGTGAGAGATGGGGTGATTGGCTTCATGCCATAACCTCATGGTCTTTTGGGCTTCACCCTCTGAGAACCTACCACGCGAGTGAATTTGACAAATTCCGTCATTTGGCGCCAGTTTACAAACGCTCTGACGAATACGTCACCCTTGAAAATGAACTGGACGCCACTGCACGTTATTTCAGAGACACCCATGTTAGCATCTCGGATTTCGAAAAAGGTGTGGATGAGACTTGGAAAATGTTGTGGCCAATCTTCAAGGAGTCTAAAGTGACCCCTTTGTGGCTCATCTACAGAAACTGGGAAAAGAAGTACAACCTGGGTGTTTTCGCGACTTCTCCGAAGTCAAAGAAAGGGCTGCGAAAGATGCGGAGGAGGGAAGACCTTTTCCGTTTCCCGTCAACCAAGGAGTATTTGAAGTACTGGGAAAAGCTTGTGGAAAATTTTCCAAGAATGGCAATGATCTCCAATGTTTTCTATAAGACTGAGGCATTGCCAGAGAAAAAGTGGGCCAAAGGGAAAGTGAGGACACCGGTGTCCTCCATGTTGCCTCAGTATTTGAGCCAGATGATCTTCTCGTTCCAGCCTAATCACAATTTTCGTCCCTTTGACACACCTGTCAAAGTTGGGCTGCCCCTGAATGGGGCAAACCTAGGTGAAATTTTCCGAAGGCACTCTCGATTCTCAAGACACCACATGGGTGACATGTCCGACTTTGACTCTTCCATAACGGGGGAGGTCCAAAAGGCAGTGAAAGCCATTCGGAAACGAGGTTTTAAAGATCACAGTGATTTTCCCAGGATTTGCGAGTTGATTGACATGCATTATTCTAGGATTGAGAAGTCGAAACTGATCCTATCCACAACCGGGAAAGTGTTCAACAAAGGCCAAGGTCTCACGACAGGCCACGGCTCAACGACAAGTGACAACAGTATAGTAACAGTTTTCTTGTACATGATGGCCTGGTCGAAGTTGACTGGATTGTCCGCACATGACTTTAGGAGGTTCAATGAACTTTCGGTCTATGGCGATGACCATGGCTTGTCAATAAGTGATATGGCGCCGGCTGTATGGACATTCTCCAATGCAGCAAAGTTGATGAAAGAATGGGGAATTGAGATGAGAGAAGAGAAAGTCAGTGACGGGTTGAAGACTGGTGTGCGCTTTAATGACCTAACCTTCCTCTCGAAGACAGGGCGTGTGGCTACGGAAGCTGACAAAGCACATTGGAGGTTCACCTTTGGAACAGACAATTGCCCCGCGATCATCGTGACGCATGACAAGAGTTCTCTCCTGGGCAAAATGATGGCTCGAACCACAAGCAAGGATCCCGCTTTCAAGATCAAAAGGATCATATCATACATGTCGTTGACAGCCCACCATCCGGAGGCTTATCAGATCGCTCGGGAAGCCATACACAATATAGTGAAGAGGTACCCAGATCTTGAGAACCGATGGGCTCAAGTCCCCAGCTACAAGAAAGTGCTCAGTGATTGGTATTCAAACCTACGAGATGTGCGTGAGCCAGAAGATGAAAGCACGGATTTACCCCTTGTGTCTTATGGGGAGTTGACCACTCTGGATTACATCACCAACACTCTCTCAGTAGTGCCAGACTTGCTAAACCCCAAGGTGTACAATGCTGGCTTTGCCCTTGCAGTGCAAAACGTGGCTGGAGATGCGCTGCAATGGCCAGTTGAGCTGATCCAGAGGGCCAATAAGGTGAGTGGCAAAGGGCACCTCGATAGGCTGGTAGATGTGAGCCCTTACCGCTTTCTTGCGAAGCGGGAGCTTGTTACGCCCACTGAAGAAATGGCCACTTTGCAGTTGCGAAACTGGTTGTTCATACTGTTGCGGGGTAATTCAAGTTCATTCTTCGTGAAGGCATGGGCAGACTGGGCATTCTTAAAGATAGCTTCAGCGCAGTTCCTCTTGAATGGTGTGGTGATGAAGGAGTTGCCAACTTTTGACATTCCTATCAGGAAGATCTTGCTTGCAACAGCACTGTCGTGGGTGAGGGTTCCCCCATCAACAGAGGCCACTGCTTTCGGCAGCATTTTTGCAAGTTTAAGCCTCCCCGACCCGGGACTGTGGTCTAGGAAGCTGACAGGAATAGTGAGCAATGCCATCTGGTCAAGACAACCGCCAAACTTCAAGAACCTTGAATACATAAGGAACCCAGAAATGGTAGGCAAAACGCATCTTGTGACTGCAGGAACAGGCACCGGGAAATCCACCACGATGATCCTGTACCTGCATCAAGCCGTCGGTCATAATTTCGAAAAGATAATAGTGATCGAGCCACGCTCACTGGTCGTAAAAGGCCTGGTTAAATACACAACTGGTGCATTGGGGATGGATGTGTCAGGCGCGACCACTGGCCTCGCCTTAGACCAACGAGCGAAAATTTGGTATGTGACTCCTCAAGAGCTTTTCCTTCATGAAGAGTGGATGTGTGACAGACATCTTTTCGTGCTTGACGAATGCCATGTGGATGAGCCTTTCTACAAATTCGCGATGGCGGCACTGAAGCTTGCAAAGGCCACAATTGTGCTAGCCACGGCAACTCCTTCTGACAAGAACATTCAACTTGCAGACTTTCAAGCAAACTTGGACCTTCCAAACATTTGGAAAGTCGCGGAGGACAGGAAGGAACTTGGAAAATTTGAGGAACAGACGTATTTGTCCAGGTACTTCGGTGCAGTAAACGAATATGTCGACCTGTCGCACCCATCAACACGTTTCTTAATTTTCGTCAACGACTTGAGAAACATTGACTATTTCGTCCATCGCCTACCAGGCAAATGTGTCGCAATATCGTCCAAGGAAGAATATAAGGAGGATCCATCGGCTCGCTTCTTCATTTCAACCGCAGTGGCTGATGTTGCAATCACCATTCCTGACATTGATGTGGTCATAACATCTAATGTTGTCCGAGGCGTCACCCTTTTGAGGGATGGCACCACAAAGCCAATTTTCAACGCACTCTCTCCTTCAAGGCTAAAGCAAAGGCGGGGAAGGACGGGCAGGACAAACAATGGGTGTTTTGTTACAATGAACTTCGAGCTAGGAAGAGATGTGAACATAGAGGCAGAACATTCTGCTCCGGAGCTCATAACTTCCTGGCTTGACATGGGCCTAGATCTGCCAAAGTTATACGATGTTTACCCCAAACCTTTTGATGAGTTGCTTTCAGAAATGAGGATGAAAGACAAGAGCTTCACAGGACAGGTGATCAAAGTATTAAACGATAGGATCAAATCCACTGATTTCAGGAATTTCTCAGAACGTCACAGTTTTGAGTATTCTATGGATGATATGGACAAAGTGGGTGTCCTAAATCAAGGACGCACTGGCAGAGGTACTTTCCACACTTTGCAATTGGAACGTGCTGTGCCAGGGGGAATTCATGCCCTCCTAGAAGAGGTCTTAATTGACCTTAGGCTGCTTGAAGACCCAGTGGAAGAAACACCTAAAGTGGCTCCCAAGCCCAAAAAGAAAGGTGTTAGATTCGGATGATGGTGAAGCTGGTCCCATCATCTCGCCAAAAACCAGAGAAAGAAGAGCTGGCAAGCAGCCGACAGGAGCAGAAATGCCTGTCTTATGTGCTTAGCTTGAGTGGAACGGGATTCATGTCCGTGCAAGGAGGAAAGCCACAGTGCCGTCGCGTGGAAACATGCGACAACTCCGAGTGTAACGACTGCGAACTCTTTGTGCCAGTTTCTTGAACAGTCTACCTTCCTACAGTGCCCTTAATTGGGCATCGTCACGGGTGCAAATCCCACATGTAGGGTGGTGTGTAGGCCTTTCAATCATGAGTGCCAACAAAATTTTTGAAGGAAAACGAATAGTGAAGGCGAGGGAGCAACTTGCTTCTGTTGAGCTGACTGCTCAACAGGTCAAAAGCTCCACCGTCTGGCTGGTGAGGGAGCCTGGCTGGATAGCAGGCGAAGAAAAGCTCAACGGCTGGTTCTTGGAAATTCAAGGATCAGACATTGTCCTGTGCGTCACAACCTTGTTTAAAGGTGAAGTGACATCTGAGCGTTGGTTTCCTCCTTCTCCAGTCTTCAAATGGAAGAAGGAATACCAAAGCAGAGACAAAGAAGTGGCCTCTGAAGAGGCATATAAGAAAGTCATAGTGGCAAGAATGGCAGATGAAAACCTGCTTGGATACTATGACATGTTGACACCTGCAACACCATTGGTGAACAGGTTGTCCGCATCTTTCAAGTGGTGGAAGACAGGAGGAAATGCCCCTATCATCCCCTTTTCTCCCACGAACAGCAAGTCAGAGATAGTTGGGCGTATTGCTCATTTTGAAACTGCTTTCGCTGCTTTGAACAACAACCCTCCTTTTGCTTTGGACGGACTTTTAGCACTTCGCGTGCTAAAGGACCAGTTGCCAAATATGAAGGACCGTGGTGCTCAGAACGTTTCACGTTTTCTGACCACTTTGGTAAAGGCCTGGGCTATGTCAAAACAGCCATCTCACTTCAAGGGGCCTTTATCAAAAATAAGTTACCCAACCGAAAAGGAAGGGCTGCCTGCGGATCGGGCAAAAATTTTCCACAATTTGATTTGTGGCAAAGGTGACGAAATCACCCGTGGCCTTGGCTTTTGCCTGTGGGCGCCCCCTCGTATAACCGTAACAACGGATGCAGAGGGCTTCACAAGCAAGCAAAGGAAGAAGCATGAGGAGAAGAAGATCATGCTTGACATTGGCCCTGACATCAAAGTCGGGGCGGCGCTAGACGCTGAGCCTTTGGAAGGATCTTTCGCTGAGTCAAGTGCGGCAGGCGCGAGCCGTTCGCACATGAAGAAAAATTCCGACCCAGAGGCCAACGTGCTCAAGGAGTCAGGCCCCAAGCCTGACAATGTCCAAGAAGAAGTGGTGGATGAGGCGGCCGACTGGCTGAAAAACTCATTCACAATGGTCAACTTCCGTCGTTTCTACCGTAGGGTTAAACGCAGCGTGACCACCATAAAAGAGTCTGTGACCTACGAAGGAGTAGGAATCAACAGGCCTTTTATGGAAAAGGCAAAGAACACCGTTGTTTTCACAGTTACATCGGCTGTGAAGGCATGTGCCACTGTTCCTATTGCAGCAGCAATGGGTGTGTGGTACGGAGTCAAAGAACCGTTTGTGTCCATTAAGGACTTTCCTACCCCAAGTGGGAAAGTTGAGATGGCCAAGCATGTGGCTGATTGTGCAGTGTACTCCGTGACAAGCGTAGTCACAAGCACGATCAGCGGCATTTTTGCCGGGCTTGCTTCAGCCACAAGGTAGAATTCGTCACCCTACCTGTCTTGTCTTGACGGGGGCTAGAGAGGTGACCATAATTCCTCACCCCTTAAAAAGTTGAGTCATCCTCATCCATAGTCAAACAAGACGAAGCAACTCTTTTCTTTTGTCCATCATTGCATGTAAAATAATGGTTTTATCCTTTAGGAGTTTTTAAAGAAAAGGAGAGTCCCAAGAAGCATGAACGCTGAAGGGACTCTTTTGAAAAAAAAAAAAAAAAA